AGGCCGGTTCTTCCTAGTATACTCATGCCATGCCACCAGCCGGTGAGGATGGAACAGATCATAACCATGCGAGAAGGCTCTCACAGCGATACTGATCTCCTCTCCATGGAAATAATATTCCGGATCATGTGGAACTTCTAAGCAAAACTTCCCGAGTGTAAATGTAAAGTGAGCTGAGTAGAACCGGGCCGGTAGAGGAGCATCTAACTCTCGCCAATTATCAATAGATGCTGGTAAGAAAAATACAGCGCCCTCCGGTATAAATCTATCGAAATCCATCCTCCACGGAACCTTTACGCGCTTGCCGGGATCATCCTCCGGGTCGTAAGATGGCATGTATCCGGTTAGTAAGGGCTTCGCATGTCCCTTATCTTGTAATTGACCTATCATCTTTATCAAGATACTATCCCAATTCTCAACAAACCGGTGATGTGAATCTAACTGCAGAGTGAAATCCTCTCCCTTATATTGCTGCTGAACTAAGTTTCTCGCCCAACAAACCCCCTTCGCTTCATCCCATGGTACATCAACAATCCGGAAACGCTCATCCTCCGCCCATTCACTCAAATCATCAAACAGATCCTTCTCATGAAATTGCCGGCAAATACCAAATACCAGGCGTGTTGGGTCCTTAGCCTTGTCTAAACAATCCTTAATTGTTGGAATTAATTCAGGATCTCTATAGGACGCTATTTGAATAAATATCTTTTGCACATAAATAATTACAGACCTAACATGAAAAATCCAACTTCCACACCCAATCAATTATCAAAATTCATACAAGCTAGTTTGCCTTGGTCGTCAAAGACTGAAATACAGGGTATAGATGAACTAAACCCTAAGTATAGACACTTTTATGATCTAGGTACTAAACGCGATGACGCTCTAGCGCGCCATGCTGTGTCTACGATGACTCCCACGGAACCAGGAGTCTCCGGTTCAGTAGAGGTAGATAAGAACTATTCAGCGTACATGTACGCGAATGTAGATACGGATAAGATTAAGAGGTTGTTGGATTATAGAATGATGGCGGCGTATGCTGAGGTCGGTGATGCCTTGGATGAGATATGTGACGACATAGTAGTTGACGATGATGACGGGCAATGCGTAACGCTAATCTTTAAGGATGAGGTAGATCTGGATTCCTCAGTGAAGCAGGAGCTTGAAAAGGAATTTACTCGCATAACTAGATATTTTGATTTTGAGTCACGAGGGTGGGAATATTTTAGAAGCTTGCTAGTAGACGGTGAACTGTTCTTTGAGAATATAATACATGAAGAGCATAAGGAGCTGGGTGTATTGGGCGTAACTTTGATGCCGGTGGAATTGCTAGATCCTATATTTGATAATGTACAGAATATGATAATCAAAGGCTTCCTCCTCCGGAGACCAGTGTATAACCCAAAGACCGGGACTGTCGAAAAGACGGAGTTTATACCTTTTGATAGAAATCAGATAACATATGTACATAGCGGTATATGGAATGAAGATAAAACACTACGCGTACCTTTTGTCGAGAACTGCCGGCGAGCGTATAGACAGTTAACACTCGTAGAAGACGCTATAGTTATATACAGACTCGTCCGGGCACCGGAGAAGTTAGTCTTTAATGTTGATGTAGGTAATATGTCGGCACCAAAAGCAGAGAGTTATCTTAAGCGGTTGATGCAAGAGTATTGGAACCGGAAGACTTTCGATGCTCACCAAGGTGGTACCGCTAATGCTTTTAATCCGCAATCCATGCTTGATAGCTTTTGGTTCGCGAAACGGCAAGGCTCTGATGGTAGTAGCGTCACATCATTACCTGGTGGTGCAAATCTAGGAGAATTGACAGACTTAATGTACTTTGTCCAAAAGCTATACAAAGCGTTGAAGGTCCCTGCTAGCAGGCTAAATTCAGAATCTAGATATGAAGATAGTGCCGCGATTCTTCGTGAAGAGTTAAAGTTCGCGCGGTTTCTTATTAGACTACAGCAAAAATTCTCCGCCGGACTGAAGAATACGTTTATAACTCATTTAAAGATGAAGGGACTTTGGGATGAATACGAGCTCAAGGAAAACTACATCCAACCAATGTTTAATCCGCCTAGCCAGTTTTACACATTAAGAGAGCAGCAGATATTCGAGATCAAGAGTAACAATTATACCGCCATGGCCAACAACCCTAAGGTGTCTGATACAGTATCACAGAAGAAGTATTTAGACTGGTCAGATGCTGAAATCGCAGAGAATAGAGCATGGCTCCGGAAGGATGCCGGTTTTACGTTTGAACTAGCTCAAATTGAAGCTCTAGGGCCGAATTGGAGAGAGCAATTGCAGGCTCAAGCAGATGCCGTAACCGGTGACCTAGGAGCACCAGGAGGACCCGCGATGCCCATGGGTGGTGATAGTGCCTTACCGGCGTTTGGAGGCGAGGCTGATGTTGGTGCAGAACCACCGGGGGAAGAGGCTGAGCCGATGCCTATGAGTGACACGGAAACATCTTTACCAGCTTCCGCTTAAAATCATTGTAAATCAAATAAGTATTTAGAACATGGCTATACGAAGCGCTGAAGAACTAAAGAAACTATTTGGTGACCAACAGAAACCAACCGGTAAAGATTTTGGAGATCTATTAGACTCAACCTTAAACTCAACTCTCCGTACAGAGTTAACGGATAAGATTGATTTGACAGAGGACGACTTAGAGTTAGTCATTACTACTGTACAGAGCGCATTGACTGCTCAGGACGTTTATCATGATTATATAGATAGTATATTATCTACAGAACTGGCGGCGTTATCAGCGACGGTGATGGGTCATGTAGATCATAGTGAGGTCATAGGAATTTCTAGGCAAGTAGTAGTTGATCAAGGTACCTTACCTGGTAGTCATCTACTAACTATAAATAACGGACTGATAACAAATATTACTTCATATGTACCACCCACACCGGTGCCGACATCAACTCCGACGCCAACACCTACCACTACCCTCTTTCCGACACCCACTCCAACCCCATCGCCCTTCAAAGGTACATGGGAGAAGATAATCTATAATATCGGCAACCGCGTATGTTGGGCCGGTAAGTTATGGTTAGCGACATCACAAAGGACAGACGCTAACGATATTCCCGGTATATCCATACACTGGACTGAGATCGGTCTAGATGCTCGATGCCCGGTTGTTACACAGACACCGACACCTACACCGACACCTACACCGACACCGACACCTACAGATGACTACATGGATAGGTGGAAGGGTCAATGGAACAGTACTACATACCCTCAAAAGAGTTATGTATGTCATGACGATATGCTTTGGAGAGCTGTTGATAATACAGAAGCAGATGACATCCCCGGAGTATCCGTACACTGGTTGTATGTATATGATCAAACATGTCAACCAACTCCAACTCCAACTCCTACTAATATTTTTAAATCTGGCTGGACGTCTAGAAGATACTCTAGAGGTAGTCAGGTATGCTGGCTTGGAGAGCTTTGGGAAGCTACATCACATAATGGTACAGACGCGGCCGATGTCCCAGGAACATCAATACACTGGACTAGTCTAGGACCGGATTCTCGATGTGCTATTACCCCGACACCGACACCGACACCGACCCCAACCACCACTGGCCTCACTCCGACCCCGACCCCAACGCCAACAGATGATCTTAATGAAAGAATGGTCGGTGAGTGGCAGGCACAATCATACACATATAGAGACGTCGTCGCATATGATTGCAAACTTTGGCGCGCTGATCAGCCCGGAGGAACCGAGGCTGATGACGTCCCTGGGACTTCTGTCCACTGGACATACTTACGTGACGAAAATGCGGTATTGTTTGATAAGTGTTACCCGACACCAACACCGACACCAACGCCGACACCAACGCCTTCGCCAACGCCAACGCCGACACCTACACCTACACCCACCACAACATATCTACCGGGGCATATCCATCATTAGTAGTCAATGAACACTGATGCTACAGCCCTAACTGCAGATCACCGGGACTTCTACAGTACTAACTTAAACCATCGAATCAAGTCGATAGCAGACTTGACTAAACGTATCGCATATAGTCTAGGATGGCCACAAGTCAATGTAGAGACTCATGCAGCTCAAGTATATGACAGCATTGCTATTGCATGTGAAATGTTTACAAAATATGCCGGGTATACTGAGGAATATCTAATCTTTGATTCAGATCTGTATGATTCTGCTGGAGGTCTCCGGATGGATAAGTTGATGACATTTACACCAGAGTTAAGTGCGACTATTGATTATCTTGACGAGGAAAGTGAGATGTCGGTTGGAAATATGTTTCTCCCACCGGATGCTAATGTCGCTAATGTCCCATTTACTGTTAACTCTCAGGCTGATAAGGACCGGGGAATTCAAAAAGCTCCGGCTGGTTACGACCCACTAATGCTAAACTACCGGAAGGTTATAGATGTATTCTCCTTCGAGGAAGGATCTACCGCCGGAGTTAATTCTTTATTTACAATGGAGCAATCGATGGCCCAACAAACATACTTTAGTTATGCGATGGGTAAGTATGGGTTTGATCTAGTAAGCTGGTATACTCTTAAAGAGTGGCTAGACACTAGGAAGAAGTTATTAGGGCAAAGTTGGCATGTAAGATTTGACGATAGAACTCAACGTATGTACATAATACCAAACCCTGCAGGACCTAACCGCGCCAGATTCTACGGTCTTGTAGGTTGTTATGTTGAAAGAAGATTAGCTGATGTAATTAAGGAAATATGGGTATACAAGTACGCACTAGCATTAACTAAGGTCACTTTAGGTAGAATACGCGGCAAGTATGCGAACACCGCACTATTTGGTGGTGGCGCTGTTAATTCAGCGGACGTGTTGGCTGAAGGAAATGCTGAAAAGAGTGTGCTTGAAGAACAGTTATATACCGGAGCTGCCGGTATAGGCGACGCCCCACCGCCAAGATTCTTCGTCGGTTAGATGGCAAAAAAATATTCGCAAGGAATCTACAAGCCGCGGGATAGAGCAAAATATGTAGGTACTCGGAACCCTAGATATCTCAGTAGCTGGGAGCTGCGCTTCTTCCGGTGGTGTGATAATAACCCTAGAGTGATTAAGTGGGGGAGTGAAACTCTTGCTATACCATATAAGTCACCTATTACCGGTAAGGTACATAAATATCTAGTAGATAATATAGTCCACCTCAGAGAAACAGATGGTACTGTAGGGAGATATTTGATTGAAATCAAGCCTAAAAAACAAACAAAACCTCCGACTAAACATGGTAATAAAAAGAAAACCACCATACTGTATGAGGCTCATACATATACTATCAATTGCGCGAAGTGGGAAGCTGCTAGAGCATGGGCATTGAGGCATAAGTATAAGTTTACTATTATAACCGAAGATGAGCTGTTTTTTAGGCAATAAGGTATAAATATTTACATGTCGTTTAAATTGATAGTAGATAAGGCACCGGTTGAAGAGCTGGAATATATAGTTGAGGAGAAGTCTCCGAAGACTGGCAAGGACACTATGTTTGTCAAGGGTGTATATGCAGAATGTGAAGTCGTTAATAAGAATAAAAGATCTTATCCGATTGAGGAACTCACTCGTGAGATGAATCGATATAGAGAAGAGATGGTTGACACTAAGAGAGCATTGGGAGAGCTTAACCACCCAACAAAGGCGGAGGTTGATCTTGAGAGAGCTTCTCATATGATCGTACATCTAGAGATGAGAGGTAATAAAGTGATCGGTAAGTCTCAAATATTGAGCACACCGTGTGGTACGATCGCGAAGAATTTAATATTAGATGGCTGTGCTATCGGCTTCTCAACCAGATCGGTTGGTCGGTTGGAAGAAAACGATAAAGGTGTTAATGAGGTTAAGGACATGAGGTTGATAGCAGTAGACATGGTGGCCGACCCGTCATGTCCGGACGCGTTTGTTAATGGTATATTAGAGAGTAAAAGTTATGTCTTATCGGAGAGTGGCGACTTTCAAGAAGCTTATACCTCGTTTGAACGAGGGTTAGCAAACCTACCTAAGAAAGATTTAGAAAGCGCGGTGGCTCACCAAATCATGCAGTTTTTTGAAAAAATAAAAGGAAACTAATAAATATTTCTATGAGCGACAGAGAATCCGATGAAAACGAAAATGCTTCCACCGCGAGTAACATCAACACGTTTGTGAAGAATGTAATAGATGGTGAGTATGCTCAAGCTAATAACGATCTAGCAAAAACTATAAACGATAAGATAAAGGACAAGATCCGTCAGGTCCAGACTTCAAACCCAACAATTTTTAAAAACGACAATGAATGACGAAAAACAATCCACAATAGTACAGGCGCTGAAAGATGCCACTGGCGATTTATTAACTGAAGATACTCTAAAGTCACTTGAAGAGTCTTTCGAGGCCGCTGTTGCTGATAAGGTCACGGAACGAGTCAGTCTACAGGTAGAGAAGGCCTTAGTAGAGCAAGATGAGGATCATGCTTCGAAACTTGAAGCTTTACTAGAGGCTATAGATGGTGATCATACTGCCAAGCTGAGTAAGGTGTTGAAGGCAGTTAATGAAAATCATGCACATAAATTAAAACAAGTAGTCGGTAAGTACAGTAAGGATGTTGTTGAGGAAGCATCAGAGTTCAAGTCATCGCTCGTTGATAAGATTAGTTCTTATCTAGACCTATACATTGAGAATGCTATTCCTCTAGAGGATTTCAAGGAAGCTGTCAAAAATCGTAAGGCTTATGACCAGCTTCAAGAAATGCGCAAGGTACTAGCTGTTAACTTTGCCATGAGCAAAGATTCTATTAAGAGTGCAATTCAAGACGGTAAGCGTCAGATTGACGAATCTTCCGCTAACTCCGCTAAGCTGTTACAGGAGAAGAGTAAGCTAGAAGAAGACTTAACAGTTTTAAAGCGCTCAAAGCTTTTAGAGGAAAAAACAGCCGGGCTACCGGTTGTTAAGAGGAGATATATTTCTCGAGTCCTTGGTAATAAACCGATTGAGTTTATCGAGGAAAACTACGACTATACCTTAAAGATGTTTGAGAGAACAGAAGAGGATAAGTTGGAGGATGTTAAGAAGCAAGCACAGAAGAAGTCCATTAATGTTGATCGACCGGTGATCACAGAGGCTACTAAACTTGCATCTAACGCCGGAAGTTCAGAATCAGTTGATCCTATGGGATATATGACTGAGCTGAACAAATTCTAATTTTTGAATGAGGTAAGATGTACCTGAGTATGTGTAATGTCAAGGAGACAAAATTAATATGAATAAATCTGTTAAACCCCCCTCTCCATATGTTGATCAAGCCCGCGCGGACGTGTTGTTAGAGAAGTGGAGCCCAGTGCTCGACTATTCTTCTGATAACGTCGCTCCTATCGAAGATGATCACACTCGTTACTCAACAGCGGTCCTGTTAGAAAACCAAGAACAATGGTGTCTCAATGAGGCAACAAACTCCGCCGGTGGCGGTGTTCTTGGTGGCAATGCTTATCCGACAGCTGGTTTTAATCGCCCCGGTGCCAATGGTACTGGAGTAGGCGGTGATAACTACGCTGCCGGTGATGCTCGCCTTCCAAAGATCCTTATCCCGATGATCCGTCGTACGTTCCCGGAACTGATCACCAACGAAATCGTTGGTGTGCAGCCCATGAGCGGACCGGTTGGTCTTGCGTTTGCTCTTCGTTATAAATACGAATCTGACGCTCTCGGAGCTAAAGGTGTCGATGGAAAAAGTTTCACAACAGGCGAAGTAGATCCTAGTAAGCATTCGGACGAAAAGGAAGTTGGTTACAACTACCTCGACACCCGGTTTACTGGAGCTTCTTCAGCTGCCCTATCTGGAAACGCGGACTTTCATGTCCCGGATCAAGATGCTGGTGTAGCTAAGTTGTTGAGCGAGTTTGAACTGACAGGTGATATTCCTCAGATGGTCGTTTCTTTCGAGAAGACTTCTGTGGAAGCTGGAACACGTAGGTTAGCTGCGCGCTGGAGTGTTGAACTCGAGCAGGACCTCAAGAACATGAACGGTATTGATATCGATAATGAATTAACGAACGCTATGTCGTACGAAATTCAGGCCGAAATCGACCGGGAAATGCTCATGAGAATGGTCCAAGTAGCTCTTAATGCTGGAGTCAATAAAGGCTACAGTATCTACAATGTTAACACTGCCGATGCACGCTGGATGGCTGAACGGAACCGTGATTTATATGCTAAGATTATTGTCGAAGCAAATAGAGTCGCTATTAGGAACCGTCGTGGAGCTGCAAACTTTATTGTTGCAACCCCACGTGTTTGTGCTATCTTGGAAATGCTCCCTGAGTTTCAGTGGATGCAAGTTCAAGGTAACGTTAATACTCAACCAGTTGGTGTAGCTCGTGTAGGAAACCTGGGCGGACGATTCAATGTATATCGTGATACTCGAACAGAAGCACAGTACGAAGGTGGCGGTCTTAAAGACCCAACAGGAACAGGACACCAGCGCAGTGCTGCGCAGCGTGTCGAGTATGTCCTGCTAGGTTATAAAGGTCCTGAGTTTTACGACACAGGACTTATTTACTGCCCATACATTCCTATTATGATTCAACGGACCATTGGTCCTAATGACTTCGCGCCTCGCGTGGGTCTGTTGACTCGTTATGGAGTTGTGGATAACATCTTCGGTGCTGATCTGTACTATCACTGTATTATTGTCAAAGGACTAGGAGCTGCGGTCATAACGACCCCAGTACCTGGAACCGGCACTAATGTGTACATGTAAATTGTAACGTATAGAGAACCTCATAGCCGTTGAAATGATATATACGGCGATAAAAAACTTTTCGACCCTTACAGATGATGCTGGAGGGTCGTTTTTTTTTGCGTAGTTAGCTAGGACTGGTCAGGAAACTCTGCCGCCGGCCTTAAGCTATTAGCTAGAGACTCTACCAGCGCGAGCGACTTCTTCGCTATTATATCATCAGCGCCTATCACACCTGGTAGGAGCAAGCTCTCAGCTCGCTCCTTAGCTAGACATATTACATTATCTAGAGCAGTTACTAGCTCTTCCCTAGTGTTGTCCATTATTAATGAGTGTTCGTCTCTATCATTAGTATCATTCATAAAAATTTAAATATCACTTATGCGGATGTTTCCACTTATCATCCAAAGCTTCTAGAGGCTTCTTAACATCACCCTTGAGGTTAGCTTCAGTCCACATAGCACACAACATGTTCCAAACGACTGCCGCGGCGTGGTCCTCGTCGTCTTTATCAGCCCACCATGCTTCCATATGTCTATGAGCACAGTCATAATACACGCTCAGGGGCATTCCTTGCATCCAGTTGTTCTCTCCGTACTTCTCAGCTCCATCTAAATATCTCTTCATCACTCGCTTGAGCTCCTCCTGTGGAACTAATGACATGCGTAGCTTACCGTCTCCAGTGTCTCTTTGTGCGCCAGTATCGAACTGCCTATTCCTATCTACCATATGGTATACCGTGGGTATGTTAGTTCTCCAAAGGGAATGAAGCGTTACACACTCCGTTCAACTTATAGTTGATAAACTCTTCCCACATATCTACAGCCATATCTTTTAAAGCTTCAGATAAATGACTTGGGCCGGTGTAGCAATTATTTGTAGATCTTTCCATTACAGTCCTACCAAAATCAACCTCAGCTTCCGCCCGGTGTAGGACGCAACCTACTGTAGAGTATGTCTTTAGACCGCCTCCACTTGTACCGGTATTTTCAAAAACCCTCTTTTGCGGATCTTTCCCGCGTAGTTCTGGGTACTTGGTACACAGACCTGGATGTAAGTTGTATATATTATGCTCCCGGCATATACTACCAGGTATGACCCTCATCCAGCCATGCATGGTTATAAAATCACCACTATTGAACAGTCGGCGATAATCAGTCGCTGTAGGTTTGTTATTAGCAAATGTTATCTCACCTGATATGTTCTTGCTTATATTAGTAGAACCGGGAGAGAGGTTAGTTATAATCTTGTCCGGTGGTCTACCTAATCGTTCTGAAAGCCTCGCGATCTCCGACCCTGTGTGGCTAAACATTGCAATCCACCTATCCATCATGTCTACCTATAATTTTCTTAAACATTTTAGTGTTATACTCAATATCATTTAAATACCTAGGTAGCTCATCCTCACTGACCCTAAAGTCAATCATATCAGCTAATAGCGTCCTTGGTTTACCTCGGAGACCTCTAGTATCGTTATACCGATATCCCTTAAGTCCAGCCACAATAGGATTAGATGTATCAATCGTCACAATATTATATATGTTATTATCGGTATAATAACCGAATTCCGACGCTAGACTACAACCGAGTAAGTGATGCGGTTTCTTCCAATTCCATATGCCTTCATTAATTAGCTGGGATATAAACCGCTGTCTACCGGTCTTATATCTATTCAGCTTATCTATACACACTCCGCACTCCATCGGGTCCGCGGTATCATCCACTGATGGTACTGCATCTCCATATACAACCTCACCCCATGATGTTCCAGTTTCCCCAGTACCGTCTCCTGTTAGTAGGTAATAATCATAATCAAAGCTAATCGCGACGACATCCACCAACTGCTCAACTACCTTGTAACATCTAGTTAGATCGTCCCAGTCCCTCCCTTGTACTACACCTATAGTACCGCACGTTTTCTTAACGCTGCTATCGCCACACGTATCATCAAACCACTCCATCATTTGTCTAACTGTACCATCAGCATCTTCAAGAACATCCGGTACAATGTAATAGGTTGGCTGTAGCTTACCGATCCACTCTACATATCTAGCAGGATCGAATGATTTCTTTAATTCAAATATACTATTATCTAAATATACCTTCCTACCTTCTGACAAGCTCTCGACAAAGAAATCGAAATATTCTGGGTACGCTTCAAATAAATGCACTAGTGCATAGTCGTAATCATTATAACTTCTTGAGTGTCTCAAGAGACTTATAGGGCTTTCGTGCGATACTTCAACTCTCATTATCTATATTATAATATAGGAATGATAAATATCAACGGGTGGATATAGCCGATTTTGCTTATAAGTTTTAATATAATGGAGTTGAGCGAAGAAGCACGAGAAGTCATAAAGAAGTCAAAAGTTCTAGCGAAGGAGCTAAATCATAGATATGCCGGATCTGAACATATTTTAGTAAGCTTGCTGTCCTGCAGTGAGTCTGCGAGAGATATACTATCCATTGCCGGTCTGGATACTCTACACTTTCAACAGCTGTCGTTATCGATACTAAAAGACACTCGGATGGCTAAAAATGCCCTAGAAGAGAAGCATCCTAATAAGATACTGTTATCACCTAGAGCTTCGAAGGTACTGACACATGCATCGAGATTCGCCATGGACCTAGGTTTAGATGAGATATCCCCCGGTTCTATTCTGCTAGGTATATTGAATGACATTTCCGGTATGTGTCACTATTTGCTTAGTCAGCTGGATATTGATGGAGATGAATTGAGAGGAGCAGTATCTGGTATACTAGGAGTTGAACTAGATGACGTAGTCGCTAGAAGAACAATTATCGGCGATACTGAAGATAATATGCATGCACCACCCGGGCCTAGTGATCCTCATGCATCAACTGCTCCCGGGGGAGTCACCGGTAAGGAATCCGGTTCGACTCTACAGAAGTTTACTGTAGACGTTACTTACAAGGCGCTAAATAACGAGCTCAGCAAGCTTGTTGGTAGAGAGAAGGAGATTGATAGAGTTATCGAGATACTAACTCGGAAGAGTAAGAATAACCCACTACTGATAGGAGAGCCTGGAGTAGGTAAGACGGCTATAATTGAAGGTCTAGCCCAAAGGATAGTTTGTAGTCAAGTTCCGGATAAGTTGATGATGATCCGGATCTTACAACTGGATATTAATGCGATGGTAGCTGGTACGGTGTACAGAGGTCAGTTCGAAGAGAGACTCAAGGATCTAATAGCGGAACTTAAGACAACACCCGATGTTATATTGTTCATTGATGAGATACATACTGTTATGGGTGCCGGGGCATCTGGTGGTGGGTCCTTAGATTTTAGTAATGTAATTAAGCCGGAGCTAGCTAGAGGCGAGATCTCATGCATTGGAGTGACAACAACTAATAAATATATAGAGCTTATCGAGAAGGATGGTGCTTTTAATAGGCGGTTTCAAAAGATACGAATAGACGAGCCAACTCAAGAGGAGATGGTTGAGATATTAAAGGGTATACGCGGAGCTTATCAGGATCATCACCGAGTTAGATACTCTGTTAAGTGTATTCGTAATATTATCGATAAGTGTCATAGATATATACCGGATCGACGATTCCCGGATAAAGCTATCGATGTTATGGATGAGATAGGATCACAGCTAAGATATAAGCTGTTTAAGGAGTATTTTTATGTAAACCCGGAGCTAGAGGACAAGCTTAACGAAATGATGGCTAGAAAGGAGCTCGCTGTTAAGTATGAGGACTCAGATGAATTAGATATACTATCAGCGGAGGAGGATAAGATTAATACTCATATCGATGACTCTATATCAACATGGGCTGGAATGGAGGGTAAGATGATTAGAATTGATGAGGAGACGGTAGATGATTACTTTAGTAAGGTTACCGGAATCCCGGTGAGCAGCATTAAGCAGGATGAGGGTAAGAAATTAAAATACCTTTCTAGTAACATCACTAAGCATGTTGTAGGACAAGACGATGCTGTTAAGGAGATATCTAAGACTATAAAGAGAGCAAGACTAGCTCTACATTCACCTAATAAACCTATTGGTGTTTTCCTCTTCCTAGGGCAAACCGGTGTAGGTAAGACATATCTAGCTAAGATACTCAATCAGCTATTATTTGGAACCATGGACACTGTAGTACAAGTGAATATGTCCGAGATGATGGAAGAGCACTCTATAAGTAAAATAGTAGGCTCTCCACCTGGGTATGTAGGTCATGAGAATGTTGATAGTGGATCGTTCCTTACTAGAGTTAAAGAGAATCCATATTGTGTTGTACTGTTAGATGAGATAGAGAAAGCACACCCATCGATCCTGCAAATACTACTACAAATATTTGAAGAAGGTACCCTCCGCGATAGTCAAGGCAGAGACGTTAGTTTTAGGAACTGTTATATTATAATGACTAGTAATATAGGAGCAGAGGTTATACATAAAAGCACTACTGTGGGCTTTGGCCGCGATTATTCTGATGAGAAGCTAGAGATAGATGACAAGCTCAAGAAGGAGTTAAATAAGCACATGGCGCCTGAGCTACTAAATCGTATAGATAGTGTGGTTATGTTTAATAATCTAAAACCTAAACAGTTGAGTAAGGTGTGTCAATTAGAACTCGACGAGCTTAGACGTATATTACGTAAGCAAATTAAGGTAAGACTCAGCTGGGCGAAGGACGTCCCGGTTGCTATAGTAGATCAATGCTATGAGGAAGGCTTCGGTGCTAGACCAATCAAGAGGCATCTTCATAGAGAGGTCATGGACTCTATATCCGACACGTATCTAGACAATCCCGACTGCAAGCATATTAGGATAGAGACCGACGACGATAAGCTAATCTATAATATAGTATAAGCTCCCCTCGGCCGCAGGTTAAATAAGAGAATTTCTAGTTGGCTCCCGCCGGCTCTGCCGGCCGAGCTGCCGGCTCCGACCTACCGGCTGACACACGTCCACCGCCTCTTCCGCCGACCACCACGCCGGCTCCGACACCGTTACCGACACCGGTAATCAATCAGTCCTCGTGACATTCACACTCACAACCACTGTCCGTGACATATGGGTCATGTCGGCAACACTCTTCTACTAGCAAGCTTTCCGAGTCCACGTCTGTATGGTGGTATTCGGCATCCGTTAGGAACATACTACGGGCAGTATCTTCATTAAGAGCATTGTAGAATCGATGGTGATGTATGCTGTCTGAGGTATAATCTATCTTATACGTTTTACTCACATAAGTACTTAGCTCTCTCTGAGAGAATAATACCTAAATGTCAGTAATTTTTTAAGATAAATGATCTAAGTACCAGACTTACTCTAGTACTGCCAGTCCACAAGGTTCTCAACACCTCGTTTAGCCCATTCTAGTTGCCCTAGTTCATCTTCGTCTAGGCCTTCCTTACCCATGTGCACCCAGGCATTGAGGATCCTCTCCCACTGTAATATAGTCTCCTTGGCTTCAGCTAAGTTCTTCATAGCTTCCCTTAGCCTGCTCATCATTGTGTGCGCTTGGGTCAAAACTCGCTTCGTTGAGCATAGCAGTGTATATATGTTCTAATTGAGGTCCGGTTAGCTTATCGATCTCTTCCTGGCTATTAATCTTCATGTAACTATTTATGTAATCCCTTATATGGAAACCGGCTTTTACAGCAAAAAAAAAATTCCTCGGATACCGGATAAGAGGTTCTGGGGCCGTATAGAGAGGATAGCGGGAATTGCACAAAAAAGTGGAGCATGGTCTTTGTGTTGTTCTATACCCTTTCCACTATATTAAGTTTTTGCACCCCCTGGGGCTATATACGCGGGGCTCTCTCAGAGACCGGCATGTGTCTCTCTATAGTTGCTCATCTCTCAGAGTACTGTTATATGTCATTAGGCACTCTAAGGCATCCTCCGGTGGAATCTTTACTCCAACTACCTCAAACATTCCGTTCACAATCTTGTACACATTCTTTATCGTGATTGGTATTGTGCCATCTATGTCATAGTCTATATCGAATAGAGTCTTGAGTACGGACATGTCTGTTATATCTGTCACTCCTGCTATGGCCTCCTGATGATCATCTGGTAGATCAGAGAACTCTCCTCCTGGTGCCCAACCTCTCCTGAATGAATAACCCATCAGTGTAAAAAAAAGGAGCAGGTTACTTAATTCACCTGCTCCCAAATCAGTCAGTTATGGTCTAAAAATGATTAGCTGACTGATACTTGATCACGTTCCAATTTAAGGATGCTGATCTTACTATAGAGCTTTTGAATGCGCTCATCCAATTGAGCAGCTTTCCGTTCTCCAGATCCAACACTCTTTCCTTCTCTGGAAACATATTCGGTCTCGAAAAAGGAAATGTTATTATCATATTTGGTTGCAATAAGATTTGCAAGATAGGTATGATAGAACTTCTTCGAGGTTCCGGTAACGGAACAAACTGCAACATAATTGTTGAGATCGACTTGAACTGGTCCGTCCTTGCTCTCGAGGGTGTAATTGTGGATTGCTTTTCGGCTCTTTTTAATTTCGTTTGACATAATTGATTTTTTGATTTGTTATTGAGTGGCTTAATTGCCTGATTGTTATATATTATACCGGATCTTCTGCTGAAGCGCAACTTAACTAATTGCGATATCGACGGTGTAGGGTGAATGATCTGTGAGACGATCTAGTCCCAGCTCAAGCCTGCGGACAAGCTCGATGATCTGATTGAGGCTTTGTGGGAGGAACTCTTCCATCCGCTTGCCGTTCTTAAGTACTATGTATTGATTTTCCATATCTGATTCCTTTGTTAGTGATTAATTATCTGATTGTTTATATATTATAGCTGAGCACCTTCTAAAGCGCAACTGTCAAAGTCGCTGTCGAAGTTTGGGACGACGAACTCCTCTGCATTGAGCTCTTCGATCTCTCTCTCGATCCGATTCACTGTGCATCGAGCTCTAGTGCTCGGCCAGTTCCATTCTGCATCTTGAGCCAGTGTAAGTCTCAGGTTAAGCCTCTCACGTCGTGAACTGAACCACTCGTGCCATTGTTTATTACTATTGATTTGTCTCATTATTATATTATCGTCTAAATGCTCAGTAAGCGCAACTTACTTCTCTGACACTGGTAGCGTGTCATCCTGCTCTGGTGGAAAAGTCGCAGCCCAAGACTCAGGCATTATCCCAGAGATGAGAAACTCTCGCTCATCTGCGGTGTGAAGTGGTATGATCACCTGCATACACTCGACACCTTCTTCGATTCTCTCACGCTGACTTTCAGTTAAGGAGATCTCCATAGTGTTCTTCTTACCCGTGAGTGGGTCTCTTCTCTCTATTATCATAATTGTCTGATTGCTCTTAGTATGCCTTTGATGTGAAATGGTATGCGTGTGAAGTAGCCTCTGCGGATTTGCCTCAGTAGGCATATGGTGTGTGACTTGATCTGATCCGGCAATGCCACGTGGATTACTTATCCCCGACGGGCTTGAATAGCTCGCATTTATCAGTAAAAAGTTCGTAATACATAATACCCATCGTAATGAGCATCGGAAGAAGTAGTAAGCTGTCATATATTGTCATAGTGTGTTGTGTGTTAATCTGATTGTCTCTTAATTATAAGCGCTGAAGTGCTGATGCGCAACTTACTTACACGCCATCTACAAATTCAATCATCTCCCACTCCAGGCTCTCGCCTAATTCATTCTCTTCATCTATACAATTCTCTAATACCTCGCGATTCTTAATAAACGGGAGATACTTATAAAACATCTCCAAATCGAATTCTATAATATCTCCGCCCTTTACCTTACTGGCTATCCAGTCTACATATTTCTTAAATCTATTCTCCATAATATTACCCTCTCTTATCCGTAAGCTACATCCGACATATAGTATTTGAGGTTATCTAAAAGATTCTCATATACAGATAATCTGATATCTTCTTCAGTATGAACTTCCCTCATCTCTTCATATATTTCTTTTTGTTCCTTAATTGCTAATTCTATAAGCTTTTCCATATTATTCAACCTCCCAACTGTCTACATCATTAAAGTCTCCAGAATTCTGATCAATCATCTCTTCAATAAATGATTCAACTGATCCAAATTCCTCTTGTTCTTCTTTACCATAAGTGAATGTTACTTCAAATGATACTGTTTGT